CTTGATGAGCAAAGCGATCGCATCATTATTGACGATGCTGCAACTCCACAAAACCAAAAGATTGCAACAGAGTTTTTGTCCAAAAACATTGGCAAAGCCGCGAAATACAGTGACTTCATAGAATCAGAGCCAATCAAACAATTGGCGTCTGGTATTACATCTGGAACTTCCGCTCAAAAAAGGATGCTCGAAAGGGCCGCTGAACTTGAAGACCAGAAGATTTCGCTGATGCAGCTTGCCATGGTCGACAAAGATCTGACT